CTATTAGAGATCGTATCTATAATGAGATGGCTATTGGAGTAAATCCTTATAATTCTGATTGGAAGGAGATGATAAATTTCTTAAAAACCTATAAAGGAGCCCGTTTCAATGATTGTGATGTGACTGCTATGGAATACAACATGTATTATCCACAAGTGATTAGATCCTTAGTCCGCATAATCATGTCTAAATATAAAGATTCTGACCCTGAAGACAATGTGGTTAGGAAAAATTTCCTATTATCGATTTTCAACTGCGTTCTCTATTGGGAAGGTGGTAAGTACGCCGGAATGAATTACAATCCTAGCGGTCATCCGATGACCGCTTTATTAAATAGTTATGTAATTCGGTGGTGGAAACGCTATACATATTATGCGTTGATGAAGAAGAATTTAAACTCTCTCATCTGTGGGTCATATTCCAAATACAATAAATTGATTGTATTGGGAGATGATTCTATCGAAGGAAGCCATCCGCACGTACACGAATGGTATACTCCGGAAGCCTCAGCCGCAATTTGCTCTGAGTTTGGAATTGTTATGACTAATGCGCAAAAAACTACCGAATGGAAGGATAAGTGGAATTTGGAGGAATGTGATTTCCTCCGCAGGAAATTTGACCTTGACGAAGATGGCATCCCATTGCCTGTTCTTGATAAAACCTCCATCGAAACGACATTGTTTTATTGTCGGGGACGAAATACCGTTGACTCACGTCAATCAGTGTGTGATTCTGTGTTAATGGAAGCCCACTATCACGGTGAGGAGTATTTCGAGCGAGTGAGAAGGGTTTTTACAGAAACTAAAAAGTGGAAGAAATTATCTTCCTTAGAAATTAAAACATTCCGTTGGTTTCAAATTCAGAGATATGAGATGTTCCATGGGAAGGGAGTCAATATCCCTGATATTTGTGGGTCTATTGAATGACTTGATTTCGATTGGTGTGAACTACCTTCTTTATGAAAAGTGCACGAGTCAACGTAAACACGTCAGGATTTGAGACGTTTTAATCAATCCAAC